CCGGGTTCGCCATCAAACTCATGTTCACCGACGCGCACCTTAAGGCTGAGAACAAGATCGAACTGTTCGGCGAGATGTATCAGCGGCGGCTGAACCTGATCCAGCACGTCTGCGGCACGGTGATCAACGTAGCACTAGCTGCCGAGGTGCCTATGCTGGTGATCGAACCCGTATTCACGCCGTACCTTCCGAAGAACACCCGTGAGGAGGTCGAGATACTGGCCGCGGCACGTCCGGGTAAGGCGCTGATCAGCCAGGTGACCGCAGCCGAGCAGAACCCGCTGGTCGAGAATGCAGAGGTGGAGATCACCCGCATGAACTCGGAATCCAACGCCGAGATAGACATGCTGACGCGCGAAATTAACGGTAACTTCAATCCATGACACGATGATAATCTTCAGAGGAGATACCCGCGAGATCCGGGTCACCATAAAGCAGAACAGCGTCCAGATCGACCCGGAAGTCGCCCTGACCGGATGCAAGGCATGGATATTCCATCTGGCATCGGGTGAGGTGATCGGCAAGTGGTCGCTGGTCACCGCTGCCGGATTTGATGCTATGACCGTGACCGCTGACGACAAGCTGTTGTTCACCCTTTCGGGCGAAGATACCGCCGCCGCCGAGTTGGGGCAGGTGATCATCCAGGTATCATACACATACACCGACATCCACGCCCCGGACGGCGAACACCGCATCACGAAGAAGGGAATACTGGGTTACATCCGTGACGCTAAAACGACATAACGATGAGCTGTGAGATTTACATAGACGACAACGCCGAAGAATACGAAATCACCGTATCGGGAGACTCAACCTGCGACGAGATCGAGGTAATCGTTGAACTGGAGGGCGAAACGGTAAGCACGGAGACGGATCCTGTATTTCTTGCACATCCGGTGTATGCCGTTGCATCGGGCGACGTTGCCAGACTACAAGACCTCACAGATGCGAACGTGGCGCTATTGCAGACCATCGCCACCGGAGACGTGGCAAGGCTCCAGACGCTGACAGATGACGACGTGGACCGGTTGCAGGACATCACGGCAGCCAACATACTGGATTTCCACGCACCATATAGCGACAAGGAGACGGCAAGCACCATCGGAACCATCATCGGAGGGGTATCGGCAGCAACGCCAGCCGTCGGAGATCTGTTCCCGTTCATCCAGTCCGTCGGGAATACGCTCAAGAAGATCACCACGGAAAACCTGCGCACACAGATGCAGCCGTCACTGAGCCAGTATATGTACTTCGCCGGATCGTACACCGCGGATGCCGTAGGGGACTGGCGCATGGGAGGAGGCGCTTCGGGCTTCGTAGTGCAGTACTGCTCGGCATCGGGGACAAAGGGATCAGGAACATGGGAGGATAAACTAACAATTGAAATCTGATGGAGACAGGTCATAAATACCACCGCGATTCATTCGGGCAGTTACAGACCACGCTGACCGGGGTGACGACATGGACGCTTCGGGCGCTACGCTCCACGAAGGTTGTGGTGCCGCATATCGCCAAGAACGACGCATTCTCATACAAGTGCCAGATGAACCACGACAAGGCGCTCGCGGAGGCGCTGGACGGCTTTCATCTGCACATTGTACCCATCGGGGCGGTTAGCGGCGGCGAAATCATCAGCCTGGACTGGGGATACGCCTGGCTGAGCAACGGGGATGAGTTCCCGGCGACATTTGCGGCTACAGGAAACGCGCCCATCGAATTGCATGCCGGGGAGCAGTACAAATACCTGATAAAAAACGTGGTCACGGACATCGCATCAACGACCGGCGAAGGATACAGCAGCGAGTTCATTATCCAGGTAACGCGGCGCAACGATGGCACGGACACCTATGCCGGGGAGTTCGCACTTCTTGACGGCGACGTCCACTACACGACAAATCATTTAGGATCATATAACGAGTATAACGATTAATAATTACTACAATGGCTTACACTATCAGTTTATCAAAACGCACTAACGGCGGCTACACCGTCGTTCAAAACGGGACATCAAGTTACCCGTCGGAACTCACCTATCACGGCACATCGGATGGCATCATGGTCTTCAGTCATGGATTGACATCACTCAGGTTTTACCGGCCCGAAGAGTGGACGGTCCAGTCAGTCACCGGATACACGACCGTGGCACAGGTAGCGGACGCACTTGACGCCATCGGCGTTGTCAGCTCGGCGCCAACGCTTACCAGCGGGGCTATGGACGTGAACATTAAATCCGTCACACATGCCACATCAGAATCCGCAACCGGAAACCTCGCCACATCGCTGTACATCCCGGCATCGGCAGGGGATACGATCGAGACAGGCATGGTAGCCATCCAGGTCATTGCTTCAGACATCAGCGCCGGAACGCAGACGGCATATTTAGAGTTGAGTATTGACGGCACCAGCTGGGATAATGCCATCGAAAACGGCACGGACGTGACCACGACGCTGGCGGATGAAGTACCTGCGCTCGTTGTGTTCGAGACGAAGCCAGGGCTTAAATACCGCCTTAGGGTAGCCAACGGAGCCACCGGGACGATCGCATATAAGACGCTAAATTAGGTTCACTTTGGAAAATAATTTGAACTGATATGACAATAACACGAGCATACACATCTGCCGTCACAAAGGCATATACAAGGGCGGTTATCCCTGGGTCAAGGTTGAACCAAAAAAAAGCATTAGAATTAACTTTTGCCTCAATACCAGAAGTTGATGTTTTTGAAGGGGTGCTTACCGCAGGACATTTTTTTGCAGAAGGTTTAGAGGCATACGGGTATATGTCACTTA